GTTCAGGTTCTAGACACTTAAGCATAGCATCTTTAAGAGTAATTTCTTGGTTATGAAGTGATGCGAATGGAAAGAACATATCCAAACCATCAAGCAAATAATCGTAACACTCATAGGGTATACAATATTGCGGGTGATTAAATTTAGAGACGCCGTTCCATAAAGAATCGGCATCTAAAGGAGCTGGACCATAATCGCCCAACTCCTCTTGCACAACTAATTTAGTGCGAGGAAGAGGAAGTCCTCCGATGGGTGCCAGAGGACTTTTGATGTGGGGCGGAACTGGGATCCGCAAAGAATTTTCCGGTGGATGCTGTGGCAGTCGTTTTCTGCTGAGCACAATCCTTAAAGGTACGAAAAAATTCTGGACGTAGAATTGGAATGGTACCACCACAATTACGATTATGAATAGCAACTATTTTAGTTTGATTAGTTTTAACGTCAAACCACAAAATAGGCTGTCCACAATCACCAACTGCAGTGCTCAAACCATGAACTACTTGTCCATTAGCAATATTGTCTATGTTGGACTGGGATTGACCAAACATACCATTGGTAGCGTTCTTAAGGAAAATTGCACAAGGTCCTTTAACGGGCGAGGCAAAATATTCTTCCTTAAGACATTTAGCACCAGGTATAGGTGCATAGACAAAAACTAAATCTTCACCACAATCTTCAACCTTTACGTCAGTCAATGGCAACAAGACCTTTTCTCCCCTAACCATAAAGAATAAGGGATGGTCTTTCCATTCCAACCACGCATGTTTTACTATCATGAATCCACTTGGCAAACAATCAACACGGCAAATTTCTGTAGTAACATTATTTGTAGTATTGTTAATTGTTATAGTTGGGAACATATAATAAGGGGGGCAATCAGCATGATAACTCTCAGGTTTCACAACCTTATTAGGTTGTTGACGGGACTCTTGTCGTTTCCGTCTTTTAATTGCACGTTTGGAAATAGGACCGGAAACGGGAGTACTATCAGTTACTGATGAAGCCAATGCTTCTGGTTGTGTAACAGTCTTCATGTGGCCTTGTAAGACTTGCGCCTTCAAGGTAGCCACAGTAGCTCGTAGAGCACGAACTTCTTGCTGAGCTTTAATAAGCTCATTAGGTTTGAATCGAGATTCAGGTTCAGAATAATCTTCATCTTCCTGAACTAATTGATCCCAAGGAACATCGATTTTATCTTTGATATCTTGCTGCGTAAAAACACGACGGTTTTGCTTACGCATTTGACGTTCTTGATAATCGATCTCCTGACGATCTAGTTCAGCTTGACGTTGATCTTTTTCTAATTCTTGTTGCTCTCTATCAGCTTGAAGCTGTTTATCACGTTTTTGTCGCGCTTTCATTAATCGTTCGGCGCGATTGCACATAGTTGTAACAATAAATGTAAATTTAGCTTCTGCATCACAGGCCTTCCAATCTACATCCCGGAGACGTATTTCTCCGGAATCGAGAGCCTGTTCTAAACGCTTATAACCTGGTTGGGCTTCGCGGGCATTTTCATCATACCAACGAACAGCGTTATCACGACTCTTAAAATAGTCATACCCTTCAGCCATAACTTCGGCTGAGGTATTATCAAACTCGCGACCAATAAGATCACGATACCTATTATAAGAACGCGCATCTAATTTATCCATAATTTTTTCATACTCAAGATCACTAATAATGTAACCCCGAGCTTCCAAAATTAATTTTTTAAACGGATTAACTGGACGCGCTGGCGGTGCAGAAGGTGCGGAAAGAGGAGAGGGATTCGACTCTGGTTCCATAGGAGGCGCAGAAGGAGAACACACCAAGCTCTCGGGAGCTTGGGGGGTAGCTGCGACTGGAAATCCAGACTTCTTAAGCAATTGTGGGGTCAAATTAGGGTATAATTGACCTTGCTCAAATTGTACTTGTTTACTCATATCTAATTGTGACTCATGGCCAACAATTTGACGAGCTTTAGCCCGTGCACGTTCTTTTTCAACCAAAC